CCAACCTTGTAGGCTATAGCGCCTCTAGCCTATCAGAGGCTACCGGACGCGACAAGTCGGCCGCAAAACCGGCCAGTTTCTCAAGGTCGGCGTAGGCTTCGCAAGCCACCGGGTCGGGCGCTTTTGGTCCCTCCATGGTCCCTCGGCGGTCCCCGCCCGGGACTTCTGAAAAGCAAGAAGCCCCGGGGATCTCTCCCCGGGGCTTCTTGCCGCCGCGATTTTTATTCGGCCTTCCCGGCGTTGGCCTGTGCTGAGAAATTGTACTCAGTCAAGTCCCTGCGGCTTGCTTCGGCGCCGCCTGGCCTGCCCTAGGCCACTGCTTCCCCGTGGCTCCCCCGCGGTAGCAAGGGGGTTTGTGATCTCGTCTTCCCGTCGTGGCCTTCCTCGGCGTTTGCGGTCGTCCGCTCGTCCCTTCTGGCCACTTGGTTTTCAAAGATCACTCATCCCTTACGTAGTCTATTATGGGCATAAACGGCCCTGCGTCAAGCGGTTTTTCGAGAAATGTTAGGCAATCCGCTGCGCATGGCAAACCCCGGCCGAGCGACCCCGGCCGGGGTTTGGTGGGGGAAACCGTGCATACATGCCCCGCGTAGGATCGCTTGCGAGCTACGCGGGCGGCTTTCCGGCCGCCGTGGAAGCCGCGGCGGGCGGGGTCGGCGGGCTGGCCGGCCGGAATGTGCTCAGCAGCTTGTCGAGTTCATCTGCGGCGGTCAGCACATCGCCGCGGGCCTGGTCCGCGGCCGCCTCGGCGGTCGTCGCCTTGGCCTCGGCGAGCTGTGCGGCGGCCTGGGCCTGGTCGGCGTCGGCGTGGGCCTGGTCGGCGTTGCTGCGGGCGGCCTGGTAGGTCTTGACCTTATCGACCAGGGCGGCCGCGGCCGAAAGAAGGTCCGCGCTGACGTTGACGTTGGGAAATGCCATGGGGTAGATGCCTCCTGGGGTAGTGGAACGGAAAGGACACGGGGCGAACACAGTAGACGCAACCTCGCGCCGGGCTTTCCGCGCGCGCTCTTTTTTCCCGTAAGCCTCGGCCGATGGCTACTTCCCGGTTAGCTGTCCCGGTTCGCGCGAAGGTTGCTGAGGGATTAGGCCGGTCGGCGTCATGGTGTCAAGCGCCTTGCGAAGCGCCTGCGATAGCTCGGCCAGCGATTCGCATTTCAGCGCTTCCCGAAAAACTACGTGCGTGGCGAGCAATGCCCCGGTGTGAAAGGCTTGCATGGCGGCACTGGCGCCGGCGTGAATCGCGATGCCTGCCGCACGTTCCGCCTCTTGCTCCAAACTCATTGCAAATGTTCCCTTCGGATTTGTTTCCAGGTTCCATCCGGTTGCAGCTCCTCCGTAATCGCGTCCCAATGCCGCTCGGCCTGGGGGCTGGCCGGCGAGCTCGTGGCCGAGGTCGTGGGCGTCGTCGTGGGCGAGCTGCTTACCATGGGGGCGGCGGGCGTCGGGGTCGGCTTTGCCATGGTCAGGGCCGCGCTGCCTCCGGCCGCCAGAAGTCCCGCGCCGAGGATCGGCCCGAACAGCCAGCCCCAGCCCCCGGCCTTGGTGTTGTTGGTCGTAGTGTTGCTTACCGTGCCGCCCGGAAACGGCGTCCCGAAGCTGGTCGGATCGAGTCCGTGCGCCTTGGCGGCTGAGGCGCGTAGCATGGCCTCGCTCTGGTTCTGATGGTGAATCAGTAACGGCGCGAACCAGGACGCCGTAAGGCCGCGCAGGTTCATACCGTCCCCGGGGTCGTCGGCACAAGCTGCGGGGCCACTAAAGGGACTACGGGGGCCTGTGTCTGCGCGTCCAGGGCCGCGAGCTGTTGCTTGGCCGTGTCCAGGGCAAGCTGCGCCTTGGCATGGCTGGCCGGCGGAATCAGGGTCAACAAGCTCTGAATCAGCGTTTGGGCAATCTGAAGCCGGTTAATGTTTGGGTCCATGGTGCATGTCCTGGAAAAAGGGGGATGCCGCCGGGCTAGCGGCATCGCCGAGGATCAGGAAGTCAGGTCACGCGCCAACGGGCTTCCCGGTCGCCGTGACGAAGTTCGGCACTACGTACGGCTGCGGGGTGGGAACGTGGCTGCCGGTCTGGAGGTCGGCGTAGTTGCCGGCGTCCCCGGACTGAATCAACATGCGTTCCAAAACCCCGTGGTCGGTGAAGCTTTGGAGCTGGTGGCGCTGCGCGCCCTGCACGGTCAATGCCGCCATGGCGGCCGCAATCGTCGGGTCCATCGGTCGAAACTCCTCTAAAAAGGTCACTGGTTCGCGGGCACAACGCGCACCCGCTGTTGTTTGGCCTGGGTTTGCTCAATCGCTTGTAACCGCGCTTCGATCGCTGCAAAGCGGGATTCGTCCGCCGGTGTGCCGGGCTTCCCGTCCGCACCGGGTTTTCCATCCGCGCCGGCCGGCCCCGCGGGCCCACGGGGCCCCGTGTCGCCCTTAGGGCCGGCCGGTATCCTGCCAACCTCGGCACGAAGCTCGGCAAGCAGCATTTGGCCGAGTCGCTGTACTATCTCCTCGGTCGCGGCCGGCCCGGTCCCGTAAACCGGCGCCGCGGGAGATGGCACAACGGGGCCGAGCTGCGGGGCCGATTGCGCAGGTTCGAGCACGATGGGGGCCGAGGGTGCGGCGGGGGCTGCCGGCGGTCGGCCGGCTATAGCTGATTCAACGCGGCGCCTCCATGGCAGTAGATACCACCGTTGGCACTTCGTTTCAAAAAACGTTTCGATGTCCGGCAGCCCAACCGTTGTAGTGGTCAGGCCGTTAGAGCCCCAGACTACGGCTACTAGGCCATCGGGGCTGAACACTCCGCCACCGCTTTCGCCTTTGGCGGTTGCCCCGTCCACGTGGTAGACCGGTACGTTGCCATACTCGGTGAACATGCCGGTAAAGCCGATGTATCGCCGAGCGTGCGCGGCCGGATTGCCGCCCCGTGGGTAACCCATCTGTAGCACGTTGGCATTAGCCTGCGGTAGTTGCTCGGCAATCCGCACGGCCGGCCGGCCCGGGTAAACGGCAATTAGGGCAAGGTCGGCCCGGTCGTCCGCGCAAAGCCAATCCGCCTCGGCCGCCGTGCCGTCGGTAAACTGCACTTGAAGGCGGCCGCCGAGAGGCCGGGGGTCCCGGGGGCAAACGTGCCGGCAAGTCAAAACCAGGTCGGCCCGACCGTCCAGGCTCCGGCCAATGACGGTCCCCGAACCGGAACCGAGCACACCGGGCCGCGCGTCCACGATGCGGACCGATGCGGCCAGAATGCGGGGGTCCACGCCTGCGAGCTGGCCGGCCGCGGCGGGTCCCGGTGCCTGCTGCGGCGCGCACGGCGCCGCGGAAGCGCCTTGCGGTCAGGTGAAGCCGGGTAGTTGCCCGGGGGCGCCGAGGGCGAGCAAACCGGCCAGCAAGAGAGCGGGGCTAGTCATGGCGTGTTCGCTTCTCCATCCACCAGCCTAGGATGCCGACCGCGCCGCCGATCGCGGTAAGCGACAGCAGCACGACGGCGATAATGAGGTCCGGATCTTCCACGGCTACTGTTGCTTGGGGCTTCGGGCGATGGGATTCGGCCGCGGCCGGTAGTCCAGGCGGTGGCCGCATTCCGCGCAGCGCTCCACCGTGCCGCTCTTGCGCACCATGCGCGGGCAACGGCATTTCGGGCAGTGCCCCCGCGGCCTTCCCCGTGGCTTCGTGGCCTCCTCGGCGTGGGCTTCGACCATGGCAATTCCCAGCCTCCGGCCCGGCCGGTGAACCATCGCGCGCGCGTGCCGGCGGCCGGTCGCTTCAAACAGCGTCTCCCGGGTCTTCCGGTGCGTCAGGATCGGGTAGCGTAGCCGGTTGTTTGCCGTTGCCATGCTCGTTTGCCCAATTGTCAATGAGAACGAAAATCCCATAGACGCAAGATGCGACTATGAACCAAATGCACCATTGTTGAAAGGACATACTGCCAGGTGCGGGAGTCGGACCCGCCATGCCGGGGTGAATGAGCCTCGGCAACGCGCCGGCGTTCACCTGGTACAGGCGATCGCAACTAGGCTTGGCTTGCGACCGCGGTTGCGGCCGCCGCTTTAAGCGCCGTCCGACCGTGGATGTAAGCCGATACCACGTGGGCGGCCGCGGCCAGCGCCCCGACGGCGGTAATCGCCTGTGCGATCGCATCGGCTAGCGTGTGCTGGTCCGTAGGCTTGATCCAGCCCATAAGGACGAAAAACGCGAGCCCCTGCATGAAAGCCGCTTTCCAAAATTCGGTTGTCTTCCAAGCCGGTTTCACGGTTCTTTCTTCTCCTCTTTGGGGCGCATGGCCCGGGCCAGCAAAAGCTCTTGGCGCAGATTGTTGACGGCGTGTCGGGTTTCCCGATGTTGCTGGATGCCGTCCTGGTGGTATCGTTCGCACTGGGCCCGTTCCTTGCCCATTTCGTCTCGAAACAGGTCCATAAGTGCTGGCAACGTCTTGGTTTCCCGATACCATGCCCACCAGAGCACGGCTGCGGCCATTGCGCCGCCTATGCCGAAGTTCAACAGCCCTTGGGTAATGGCGTCCATTGGCCGGGGCTCCGCTGTAGGTATTTATTCCCTCTCGTGCGAATGTACTGCGGGGCGGCCTGCCGGGGCGAGAGGGATTGGCCTCGGCCAAGCCGAAAAGTGTCGCCGGGCACTAGTCAGGGTAGCAAAGTTATCATTATTCCTCATTCACCAGTGCCCATCCGGGCAATGCTTCGTTGCCATGCGAATAGCGTCCGGAATGCCGATCCAGAGAACCCAGCTAGCAGAGCTGTCTTCCGAGAGTGCGCAACCGCATCGACGGCAACGGTCCTCGGCGCGGTCGTACTGGCCTCCCGGGCAGTTCTCGCACACCAGGTGAATCCGTCGGCATTCCTCGTCCGATCGGCGGGGCCGGCCGGCCGCAATCCATTTCAGCAGCTCGGCCGCGGCGCCGGCGGCCATCTCCGCGGCCGAGGGATAGTAACTCTCCGGCCTGGTCGGCTCCGGCGGGTCCTCGGCGGGAAGGAATCCGGCCGGCGGCCGGGCGGCCAGCTCGCGAAGATGCTTCCGGATCTCGGCGTAATAAGCCAGTCGCCCCGGCGTGGCCGGCCGTTCCGCCGTGCAGCGGTCGCCGCAAGCCTCGTAAAGCTGGCCCGTCATGCTGCGCTTGTAGCGCTCGCACCATCCGGCCGCCTCGCAAACGCAATCGCCGCTCCGTCCCATCGCTCGGCTTGCCTCTCACAGCATTAACGTTTCGGTGTAAACCGCTACGTTGTTCTGTCCCGGGTCATAGCACACCGTGCCTTGCGCCCAGAGCGTTCCCGAAGTCTCGGTAAATAGAAACGGGTCACAAGTCCCGGTCATCGCGCGAACGTCCGTTTCCCATGGCGGCGAAGTCCAGGGTAGCAGCGTGGGGGTAATCTTTACCTCGATCGTCCATCCGTCCGTAACGTAACTGCACTTTACGCGCACCTGGAAAGGGGTGTTATACCCTTGCCACGTTGCGCCGCGGCTGGGGCACACTATGCCGGGCGCGTTGCAGATGATGGAATTTGGATCCAAATTCACGGGCACTACAATTCCGTCGCCGCACGATTTGCCACCGGACACATAGTGCATTGTGACGTGTAGCGTATCGTGAAACGGCTGCTCCGGGCGTAGGCAGCACTTGTTTCCGCAATTCGTGCAATCGGCGATGGCGTAGACCGGGACCCCGCCCGGTATGTTCGTGTTAATGCCGGCCACGGTGCCGGCATTCTCCAATGCCCCCACAAGCCTAACCAGGTGAAAATCCTTCGGGCATCGCCGGGTAAACGGGGGGTTGGGCCATGGGGAGGTACTTCCGTTGCAAATGAAGTCGCAATCGTGGGCGTAGGCGTAAAAGTCCACGCGCTTTTGCGGCTGGTCCGGGGGCGGGTTAAACACGGGGGGCAAAATGATATTGCCGTCCGGGTCGAGTAGCACAACCTGCGAGTCGATTCGCCGGGCCCGCTTGTTGCCGAGGGTGAGACTAAACGGCGTGGCCTCGACGGAGCACGGCGCGGAGTAGACGGGGACCCCTCCCGGCACGTTGGTATCAATGCCGGCAATGACCCCCTGACCTTGGATGATGTCCACCAGGCGGCCCATAAAGCGGCGATTTGGTTCGCTCATCGGCCGGCCCTATCCGTTCGCGTCGATAATGAGCACGTCTAAGGTGTCGGCCCATGACTGGCCGAGCTGATCCCAGCGCTCAAGTTTGCCCGGCGCGTAGGGAGATCCGCCGGTAGGCAAAGCGGTTCGTCTTACAATCTCGGCGCGCGGCTGTTCGTCAATCACCATGTAATCGCCGCGGCCACGGTACAGGCGCACCACGCAAGGAACGGGGTGGTCAATGTTGTTGAGGTCGTAGGCCGGAAAACCATCATCGAATCCGCCTTTCCGCTTGTCGTACTCGACATAGGTTAGCGGTGTCGGGGCGGTGATGTCGGTTAGTTCCGTCCAATCGTAAGCCGTAAAGTGGCCGGTTTGAAAGGTCTTCTTCGTTAATTTTGCCACAAAGCTAGCCGTGTGGCCGAGCTGAACCAGGCACCATTGATAGCCGTCGTTCGTCACCGGATCGGCCCAGAGAACGCGGGCACTGCCTCCGGCTCCGACGAAGCGGAGTTGCGTGCTGTTGTCCTGGATTTCGACGTATTGCCCCTGCACGGTCGGCGGGTTGGTTTCCGGCCCGACCAGGGCGGGGCAAACCCCGTCGATTAGAACCGAGCCGATTTTGCCTTGTCTGAACGGCTCTAGCGCCAAGCCCCAACGTTGCTCGTGGTGGCCGGCTTTCGGCCGCTCTCCCCGGAAACCGGGTTGGCGCTTAAACTCGCTCATCGTCTCCGAGGGGAGAATAAGCGCGTCATTAAGGCCAACGGCGTCGAACCGTCCGAATGGTATGTTTAGCTGGTCGTCGTGCAGCACGCGGGCCACGGTGCAAGGGTAGCTCGGTTGCGTGTCGAGAGGGCTGCCTTGGCGCAAGCCCTCCTGGGCTTTCTTGGCCGAGTCCAGGATATAGTTAAAATCCTGGGCCCGAAGCTTGATGCGATCGCCGGGGGATTTACGCTCGTTCAGGGACACTTTAGGGCCCTTGGTTGGGGTCGCCGCCGAAGAATAGCGGGGCGTGCGCGTCGCGGGGGTACACTTGCTCAACGCATACTTGGCGAACGCTCTGGATAAGCACGTCGGCCGTGTCGTCTTCCTCGTCCTCGTAACTAACCCAGAGGTAATCCCATCCGTCCTTGAATACCCCGGTGATTCCGCCAATGGTCGCGTTAAGCAAGTTGGCGGAGAAGCCGAATTTTAGCAACACTTCGCCTTCCCAATCGCTCGCGCCGATGCCGAAATTGACCCCGCCGGAGCTCTGCGATCCGGTTGCCCCGTGGAATAGCAGCGTCCCGGGGTCGAAATGCAGAATGACGCCGTTAATTACAACGTCGATTACGTCATTGTTGACGGTGCCGGATTTGTTGTAGAACTGCTGTACGGTGGCCTGGTCCAGGGGCGCGTAGGGCGGGGCGAACGTGCGCGACACCGTAAAAGCGAAGTCGGGTACGATAATCTCCACGCCTTCAACCTTCACGGTCCCGCCCGTTCGGCTAACCTCGATCGCGCCTTGAAAGTCAATTTGCGGCTCGCCGATCTGCGGGTAATAGGTCGATTTCAGGCTTTGCTTGATCTTCGTCTTCGTGCCGGTGGTATCGAAACTGAACTTGATTAGGCCAATCCGCTTGTAACCGTAGATGGCCTCAACGTCCCATAGGCCGTTGCCTAGGGGCTCCATCTTGTAGTTGCTAAAGCGCAGGGTATCGTAGTAGGCCAGTAGGTTCGCCTGGATATACAGGCGCATCGCTACATCGTCGTCCGATCCGCCGAACCGGTAGCGGAGCGTGCGCGTTTGCTGTTCCGGCCCAACCGCAACGTTGGCCGGCCGCGAGTCGATCTTTTCAAAAAAGAAGTTAGCCACGTTCCGCCCCGGTGTTCCGCCCTGTGCTTACGCGAACCGGCCGCCTACGCGGGCCTCGCCCAGCAGGTCCCCCAGAAGTCCCTTGATGTCCTCCAAGCGGTCAAGCTGCTGCTGGTAGACGTCCTGTCCGCCCTCAAGGCGCAAGGCGGCAATCGCGTTGAACGCTCCGGCCGATTTCCCGAATTCGGCCGCTACGGGTTGCTGCGCCGTCTGCTGGGCTACCTGCACGACCTGCTCTTGCCGCCGCTCCCGCTTTTGCTTCGCCTCCAGGGTGAGCCGGCCCAGCTCGTCCCGGGCCGCGTTGTGCTCCTCCAGGACCGCGCGGAGGCGGTCCTCCTTCTCTTTCTGAATGTTCGCCTTTTTGCCGAGGAACTCGCCTCCGATTTCCTCCTTGCGCCCGGCGAATTGTTGATGAAGGGCTTCGTTCTGGGCCGCGCCCTCCTCTTGGGATATCATGCCGAGCTTGTACTTCAGAACGAGAATGCCCTTCTGGAAGTTGGTCGAGAAGTTAGCCCAACCAAGCTTCATCATCGCAATGGTGCCATTCCAGTTGTCGATAAAATCGCTGCTAAATTCGATCCACAGCGTTTTGAGAAACTGCACGCCCTCGATGAACACGGATTTCAGCCCCGCCCATGCAATCTTGGCGGCAAGCGCCAGGTCCCCGGCCTGCACGGCGTCCACGATGCCGGCCCATCCTTCCTTGAGGTCGCCCATCGCGGCCTGGCCGCTGTCGGTGAACGTCAGCCAAGCGGCCACACCGCCGACAAGTAACCCGATTACCAGGCCGATCGGGGACAGCAAAAACAGAAAGGCGGCCGCTACGCCTTTGAGTAAGCCGAGAACGCTTCCGAGCGCGGTGCCGAGTAGGCTAATGCCTTTGCCGAGAACGATGACTGCCGCGCCGCCTACGGATAGTCCCGTGGCAATGTCAAAAAGCGTGTCGAACAGCATTCGGTTTTCCCGAACCCATTGCACGATAGTTGCCACGGTGGGGAGGATGAGCGCTCGCAACCGGGCCATGCCGGGCACGATGGCCGAACCGATCGCGATATAGATTGCCTGGAAGCTGGCCTTGAGCTGGGACATTGCGATTTTCATTTCCTTGGCCGCTGCAACGTCGTCCGTACTCATCGTCAAGCCGAGCTGTCGGGCCTCGTTCGCGAGCTCGTGGATGCCGGCCGATCCGCGCTCAAGCATCGGAATCATTTCGGTTCCGCTCTTGCCGAAAATCTTCATCGCCAGCGCGGCCTTTTTTGTCGGGTCGTCAATGGCGCGGAACTTGTCGGCCAGCGCGGCGATTTGCTCGTCGGGGCTGAGGTCCCGGAGCTCCTTTGCCGTTATGCCGAGGTCGTGGAACGCCTGCCGGGTCTGCTTGCTGCCTTGGCCGCTGGAATACAGCGCCTTTTGCATCTTGCGGATAGCCAGCTCTAGCTGGTCCATGGTGATTCCCGATCGGGCAGCCACGTAGGCCAGCGCGGATAGCTCCTCGACGGCAATCCCCGTCCGCTGGCTCATTTTCCCCAGACTGGACGCGGTTTCCGTGTACAGGCCAACGGCTGCGGAGAGCGGGGCGGTGATAGCGGCGCCGAGGGCGGCCAGCTTAACCCCGATGCCGGTAACCGTCTTGCCCCAAGACTTGAGCCGACCTTCCGCCCGTTTCAGTCCTTTGGCGAGCGCGGAATCGTCGGCGAACAGCTCGACAAACGCGCGGCCGGCCCGGATTGCTTGACTGTCAGCCACGTTGGGGGGTCCTCTTCACACCGGACCATTTGGAAAGAACGGCCATACTCTCGTTTCCGTCCTTACACCTGATGTCCGGTTCCTTGGCGGTCTGCTGGTGGTAAGGGTGAAAGTCCCGGGCAGTCTTGTTGTCCCCGTTCACCTGGGCGAGCGCTGCCATGATGCTTGCGGTATGGTCCCAGAGCTGGCGGCTCTTGCCCTCGGCCGCCTCCATTAGCTCTCGGAGGGACCAGGGGCCGGGGTGGGTTCCGATTTGTCCGGCGCACGCCCATACAAGCCGCTCAATTTCTTCGCCAGTGATTCGACGGTCAGGCTTTCTAGCTTCTCCTCCGTCAGCTCCCGCATTCTCGCCTCTACTGCCTTGCTCTTGTCGATCACCTTTTGCAGGGTCGCGCGGCCCTGCCGGCTCGGGAAAAAATCCAACAGTGCCGCAACGAAAGCGTCGGCCGCGTCCTCCAACGAATCGCCGGAGAAGCTGCGGCCGAAAGCCTCGTCAGTGACGTTCAAGGTGTCGGCCTGGTCGCGGCAGAGCAAAAAGAGAACGTCCACCAGTCGGGCCGGGTCGTTCAGCAGCTCGCCGAGGGGCCGGGCCTGCGAGTCCACCAGGTTGTAGAGGTTCAGGCCGAGATAATCCCGAACCCGGCGGACTAGCCAAACGTTGATTTCGAGTTCCCAAGTCCGGCCTTTGGCGTCCTTAAACGGTCGCATGGGTAATGATTCCTTGTGGCGGTCGTGGTCAGGGTCAGGGCTGGGTAAACGCTTCATCGCTGGCGGCTATGCCGATAACGGCCGCCTCGGTGCGAAGTTGGATCCAGTAAGCCAGTCCGGCGGCGTCTGGTTCCCGGCCGAGGAACGCGGCATACGTCTCGGCAACAATGCGGCTCCGGTACTCGGTCGAGTCAAGAAACTCCCGGCCGATCATCTGCACGGATTCCCCGGCGTCGAACCGGGCGGCCCAATAGGCTAGGCCGGAAATGTCGGGCGGCTGGCCGGGGGTGAGCACGGCCGGCGGCCGCTCTAGGATGCCGTAGTAAAGGGCGATGAGGTCTTGGCCGGGGTAGTCCGCCTCCGCCTCCCGGGTCGTAACAAAGTCGATGTAAACCCGGTCGAAAGCTTCCCGGTCCAGGCGGGCGGTCCAATAGGTTTCCTCGCCTCCGACCGGTTCCCGGCCGAGATATTCCCGGTACCATTCGGCCGCCGTGTGCTCGTGGGCCTCGGCGCTGTCCATGACGCCATAGACAACGGCCGGCCGGCCCTGCAAGCGCAGCACGGCGGACCAGTAGGCCAGTCCGGCGGGCTCCGCGGCCCGGCCGAGGAATTCGCGATAGAGCGCGCCGATCCACGGGCCGGCCTGGTCAGTCGTGGCCGAGGTCAACCGTCGCGGCTCAAGTTGCTCGACAAACAGCATGGTCCCCGTTCTCCTCGGCAAACCCGGCCGCCGGTCAGGGCCGGGTATTGCATCGCAAAATCAAGTCCTGCAACACGCCGATAACCGCCGTGCCGGTGGCTGCGTCGTTAACGGCGATGGATACTCGCACGTCAAGCCGGTTGCCGGTAACCAGGCCGGTCGGCGTAATAACGAAATCCTTCGTCCCCAAAGTCAGCGAATTGATGGACTGCGCGGCCGTCGTGCAGAGGTTGGCGCTGAGCGTACCATCGGCCCGGAGTTGGTACGCTTCAATGGCGATGGTCGCCGAGGTATCGGCGACGGTGGTAAGCATCCCGGCATTTACCCGGATCTGGATTGCCTGGCCGGCGTCGTAAAGGTCCGGAAGCGCCATCACCATACGGGCGCGCTTGGTCACTGAACCGGCCGAGTGCACGTCAACGGTCTGGGCCTGGGGCTGGTTCGTGCCGTAGCCGGTGCTCCCGTTGACAATTACAAGATCATCGGTTGAGCTGGCCGGCGAAAGGGCAACGGAAACGGTCCCGCGTGCGCTGGTTAGAACCCCGGTAAAGTCGATGCCAATTGCGGTCCCGGCCGGAATGTCCAAATCCGCGGGCGTGGCCGAAAGGGTAATCGCCTGGTTCGTGGCGGCGGCTCCCTTTAGGTTGATACTGCCGGTATGCAACGGTGTTCCCGATGCAATTGCCGTCGCGCTCGCCGCTTTCTTGATAACCGCGGTCACCGCGCCGCCGTCCGTCCCGGTAACCTCCACGCGAGCCCGGATGCCGCATACCCGGTACTGCCGATCGGCGACAAAAAACACGTCGTCGGCATCGGTGGGCGTCCACCGGTAGGCCGCTACGGTTTCCTCGGCCTTCACGTTCCCCGGCCCCGGGAGCAACCGCTCCGGCGTATCGTGGCAGCGCAGGTCAAGCAAGTTCTGCACGTAGGCGCTGAGACTGTTGGCCGAAAGGTTGGCGCGCACGGGGCCGGCTCCCGGCGCAATGTGGCGGTCCTTTACCGTCTGGTCTAGCAGCGTGCCGGCCGAAATCTCGTTTGCCATGGTCGTTCCCTCCGGATGCTAACCCCGGGCTTCCGCCCTCGCTGGTCCGCTCGGCCGCTTACGTGCCTACGTTGGTGAACCCGGGAGCGTGGGCGCTGTAAACCAGGTCAAGGGCAACGTCCACCGTGGCGGCCTCCAAAAGGGGCTCCGCCCGTTTGAAGCCGAAGCAAACGTAATCCGCCCGGAAATACTCGGTGCCGTTGGTCGCAATGGCGCCGTTGGCCATCGCGACGTCTAAAACCGTGTCGTTCATGAAGGCATCGCGCAGGGCGTCGTAGTTGGTGTCTGCAACGTCCGCGAGAATCTTCAATTCGATAGGCGCGCTCTTCAGCGTCGGGAGGTTTTGCTTGTACCGCGCGGTGCGGACGCTCGCATCGGCCTTGGCCTTGTCGAGTCCAAGGGTGGCCTCCTGTACGATGGGGATTTCCAGCCACGTCGGCGTACCGTAAGTCCCCGTGTTGCGGTAAAATTTGCAGTCTAAGCCTACCTGTCCGGCCATGATGTCTCCCCCCTGTGTGGGTTAGCTGCCTACGGATACAAAACCCGGCACGTGCGATGACCAGGCTAGATCCATCGCAATTCCGACCGTGCAAGCCTCTAAGAGCGGTTCCTGCCGCTTGAATTCGTAGACGTAATAATCCGCCCGAAAATACTCGATGAACGGGCCTGCCAACGGCCCGGAGCTAACCGCCATGTCGGCGATGAGGTCATTAAGCCAAGCGTCGCGCAAGAGGTCGTAAAGCGCATTGGTAACGTCGCCGAGAATGCGAAACTCTAGCGGTCCGCTCTTGATGGTCGGTTGCGTCATCTTCCATGTATTGCCGCGGGGTGTGGCCTCCGCCTTTCCTTTGTCCAGGGCTAGGCTGAGGTCCTGAATAATCGTAATCTCCAGCCATACCGGGGAGCCATAGCTTCCGGTGTTCAAGTAACATTTGCAGTCCAGCCCTACCAAACCCACGGCCGGCCCCTCCGCCTACTTCATGCTGTCTCGCCACGTGGCCGGCAGCCGCTTTAGCTCCTCGGCGAACGCGGGCCCCATAAAGGGCCGCTCGCGAATGTAAGCCGGCCGCGTCTCCCGGTTATGGTCGGCGTGTTGGTAAACCACGCTCGGGCCGCTGTGCTCTAGGGCTTCGGGCGCGTTGCCAAGCTTGCCCGGTAGTCGAATCGGCCCGATCACAACCGAGCGCAACCGCTCGTCGTAATCAAACCGAATGTCTTTCAGCTCGTCTCCGTGTGCCGAGGGCGGTTCCCCGGGTGCACTAACCGCCTTCCGCCGTCGGATACTGCTTCTCGCCCTGGTCCGGGTAAACGCTCCGAATTTGGTTAGGTTCTTTTTCGTGGCGTCGGCCGAGGATCGCATGAGGCGCGCGGAGTCGAATACGATTCCGTGGCCGAGGTCAACCTTGAAGCCGAACCGGATCACGTTACTTGAATCCCCGCACAACTACATTGATGTAGCTTTCCCAAATGTTCTCATGGTAAAGCCGGTCGAGTACGTATACCTCCGGCCGCTTGGCCTCGATCACTCGCCAGTTTGGCGCCGCGGCGAGCTGGTGAGCGTTCCGGTAAAAGTCGTGAATGGCCTCGGCCAGCGCGGCGAGTCCATCCATATCCGCGTTGCTTATGTTCTGGCCGGTTGCGGTTCCCGCCTGAATGTCAAGACTTAGCGCGTAATCGAACCGCTCCTGTCCTCCCCGGTCCACCTTCTGATTGTCGATCTGCAACGGCAGCACGCGCACGGAAAGCTTTTGCAGCTCCTCAACCTTGTAGACCGGATACCATGCGTAATCCGCCATAAAGGGAAGGGGCCATTGCCGCGCCGGGTCGTTCAGCTCTCCAACAATGGCCTTCGCTATCTGGATTTCGTAGGCGTCTGCCATGTCAGCTCGCCTCCGAGTCGTTCACGGTAAATTGCCGCGTTCCACGAATGAGCGTGCATACATGGCCGTTCGCTAGCGTGGCCTTCACGTCGAAATCGTAAACTCCTCCCTGTAGGGCCGAGGTTTGCGCAGCGCTCGGCTCTGCGCGAATCTTCTGCGTCCCCGTTGGGGTAACGACACTGCACGTACCTAGTCCGCCAGTCGAGCCGGTTCCGACACATACCCGGGCATCGTTGACGTTCAGGGAAATCGTCGCGCCGGTCAGGTCCGGCCACTGGTTCGGGCTTCCGCCGGTCCAATCCAATTGCCGGCCGTCGGCCGCCGCGTAATCGTCGCCCTGCGTGATGTTGACAGCGCCGCCCGGGGCAACCGGGCCGGTGTACGTGACACTGGCTCCCGGCGCAAGGTTGACGGTGAACCCGAACGCGGTCAGGGTGCGGCTCGCCGCGGCCCATACTGCGTTGGCAAGGGCAGTGAGTGCCGCGGCGGCGAATCCGGCAACGGTAACATTTCCGCTCGCGTCGGTGGTAACCGCCTCGCTCCAACGGGTCCAGAGTACGGGCGGCTCGCGTAGGTCTACGGTGGTGTCGCTGGTGGTGCTCCTGCCGTGATAGTCGTACGTTTGGAGGTCCAGGCCGGTCAGGAGAAGGAAAAAGCGGCCGGCGAGCGCGCTGGCGGTAACCGCCTGCGCATTCGCAACTGGTGTAGGGTCTTCAATGCCCGTCGATTTTGCCACGCGGTAAATCGTCATGGTCGGCGCGGGCGTGGGCGAAAACCCAACCTTGGCCTTCGTGTAATCGACGTAGAAAAGCAGGTTCACGCGGCCCTCGCAATGAAGTTGGAAAACTTGTTTTGGAGGGTGAAGCTACTTCCGTCGCGGAATTCGGTGATCCCGTGTTTCGTAGCGGCCTGGCCGCTCATGGCCGGGTTGCTGTAGATGACCTTTTGGCCGAGCAAGTAACAGGTGATAACCGAACCGGAGCACACTACCCCGAGGCGCAGCTTGCTCCCGGGCACTACTAGGCTCGTGCCGCTGCCTACCCGGCCGCGTTCAACGGGGCTGCCTGCGACCCACTCAAACAGGATCGCGCCGGGTACGTCCCGATGGACCGCCCATTGCCATTTGTTGTTGGCGTCGGTTGCGCGAAAACAAATGCCGGCCGCGAAGTCGGTCGAGTTCGGATAGAGCACGTCCAAGCTGATTTGCACGTCCGCCGTTGCCGGCGCCGATTGCAGCACGGCTGCGCACCATCCCGAACCGGTGTTGACCGCATTGCCGTTGCCGTCGGTTGCCCAGCTTCCGGAAAGAGAAGTCCAGGCCGTTCCGGCAAGCGGCGGGTGAGAAGTGAGGGCAACGGCCGAACCGCCGAACCGGTCCCGGCCGGCGACGAAAAACGCGGGCTCCGGCTCACTGTAGGGCCGCACAATCACATACTTTAGCTCGGCGTCCGCCTTGTCGGCCGGGTAGTTCGTGGCAAGGCCAAGCTTCTGGTTGTCGTACGTGGTGCTCCACGCGCCCGGGTGCAAGATGGTTAGGAAGTCCCCGTCAATCTCCCAATGCAGGTCGTTCGGGTAACCGGCCTTCAATTCCGCCGTGTGCCAGCCGTCTAGGGCGATAGCGCCGTCGGCCAGCGTCGTAGGCGTCCCGGCCTGGTCGTACTGAAGTTGACCCTTCGCGTTCACGATGCTAGCGATAACCGGGTGAACGTTGCCGAGGGTGTCTGTAAACTGCAAGCTGAAAGACGGGTTGCCGGCCGTGTTGAAATTCCATCGGCACAGCGTGCGGACCGCAAAACCGCTCCGGGCGAACGTGGCCAAGCTGACCAGGCCGGCCCAATTCGGGGTATTGTTGCCCCGGATCATTAGGCTTTGGCCTTGAAGGTCGATTTGCCCGGAGTTTGCCTGGGTCCACTTCGTACCATCCACCGTGCCGCCGTTGCCCGCGCTGCCGGCCAGCGCTCCGGAGAAGTAGGGGGTAACATCCCCGGTACGGTACGTGTCTCCCTTCCAGGGCACGTTAACGGCATCCGCGCCGCCAGCGGTGACCTTGATAATCTGGTAGCCGCGCGAGAACCATTCCCCGATCCCGATGCGCCCTCGGCCAACGGCAAAGGGCACGCAAGATGCCGTGCCGGTCCGTAGACGGATCGGCGCAAATGCCTGAGTGCCGTCCGCGACGTTGAAGCCCCATAGGTAAACGTCCGGGCTGCCAACGGCGTCCGGCCCGTAGTTGTGCGAGCTGCAAAACACAATTCCGCCATTGCCGACGTTCCCAGCAATGAGGCTCTGGATAATGCAGGAGTTCCCTGAACCGGTAGTAAGCTGGTCGTTGTTAAGCCACTTCTGGACCTTGTTCGCAACGTCCACGGCGACGTATTTCGATGCCGTGCCTCCGCCCGGTGCGGCGAAGTCCTTCGCAATGCCAAAGCATAGAACACCGGCCCGGTAGGTCATCGGCCGCCATATGTACCATCCGGCGTCCGGACCGAAGGGGCCGAGGGGCCATCCGGAAGTAACCGCTAACGTCGTGGGGTCAACCTCGTAGACGTATCCGCCTCCGCCGGGGGAGGGAATGTAAAGCTTTCCCCGGTCCGCGGCGTAAAGAGGTCCCGTGTAGCGGCCGCCGGTGTAGTTGTGGGCGAGTGTTACGGAGTTGTTTACGGTGCCGTCCGCTAGCTTGATCTGCCAAAGCTTGGCGATGTTGCAATCATAGAACCAAAGCCATTTGACCCCGTTGCCGTCCGGGGCAATGAGCATGGAAGATTGTTCGCTGTAGCCTCCGGCATTGTTCCCGTTGACGGTGGTATTCGTCCAGGCCACGGAGTAATCAACGGTGTTCAGGGCAACCAAATGGCCGCTCGTATCAAAGAAAAACACGCGGTCATTGTCGGCGTCGTAAACCGTGCATTCGTAATCGGGCATCGTGTTTGAGCTGCCCGTAAAGCCGGTTGTGTACGTCTGCTCGATGGTCGCCGTGGCGCCGTCGTCTCGGACGCGGTACATGCCGGCCGAGCTGTAGTAATGTAACTTTCCGTGGCTGTCGATGGCCGGGGCGGTCGGGCAATAGTTGCCGATGGTAACCGACCAAATCAGGGCCCCGGAAATCGGATCGAATTTCGTGGCCTTCGTCGCAAGGTCGGTGCCGTAGAAATAGCCGTTGGCAATGATCCCGTGTTCGCCGTAAACCGACGGCGTTTGCAGGTCGCCGAGGATACAGTATTCCTCCGGCCCCGTCGTGCTGCCGAATCCGTCGCTTAGCGTGCCGAATAGCTGGGACGTGTCCGGAGCCCCGCTTACGTCCGGCTGGTAGTAAATCGTGTAGGAACTATTGGCCGGAATCGACGGGAAGAAAAGCAGAACGGTTGCGGTGCCGGCCGCCTTGCTAAAGCTCTCGGTGTAGTGGGCCAGAATCGTAGCCTGGTCGCTGTCGAGAAAGCGTAGGTTTTCGCCGCGCGCGTCGAGCTGGGAGAAATCGAACCGGCGAGAGGTCATGAAAAGCGGGACGATGTAATTCGCTAGGGCCCCGTTGCCCGTGTTATCCAGGGTGATGGCTTGAGCGGGGCCGAGCTGCACCGTGCCCCGTCCCTGCCCCAACGGGCCGAACAGGCTGCGCGCGCCCGTCATATACCCCGCCGGTCCCAGAATGCCCACGGTCGCCCCTCATCCTACATTTCCGACAAAGCCGGTATGTATCCGAATCAGAAAACCGGTTGCGTCCTCGTATCGCCAAGCCGCGTCTTTGCCGTAGGGCTTCGCAACGAAGCGCTGGATCACTCCGGCAAAAGGAAGGTCGATGTAATCGCCGCGCTCCGGGGTAACCGCTTGGCCGGCCAGTCGCAAATCCGCGGCGGTAATGATGAAATCGCGGTCCGTCCGCTCTACCTTCGTCTGGCCTTTGGCGTCGTCCACGCGCAAAAGCTGGGCGTCCAGCGTGGCCTGGATCTGCACGGAGAGATTGCCGCGCCGGTAGGTGACAAGCTGGGATTCGTTCGCCTTGAATACCCCGGCTAGCCAGCTCGCCGCGGCCTGTAGTTGGTTGCTCACGTCGCGGCTCCCGGCCGAGTCTTACCCCGGCGGCGTGATCTTCTGCGCCGCGGCCACGTCCAACAGGTGGAAAGCATGGTCGCTATAGATCACGACCTTGGTTTCCGGCTTGAGGTAGGGCGGCGTTCCCATCGCCGCAACGCAACCTTGAAGCTGGCCTTGCACAATGGGCGTGTGTCCGGCCGGGTCCAGGGCAAGTAACAGCGTAGCAACGTCCCCGGCCACTAGCTCGACGTGGCCTTGTTCGCCGTTCAGCCCTCGCCAGCCTTTGACGTGGCAAGCATTGACCAGGGCTTGGCGAATGCGGCCGGCACAATCTGCCGGGGATGCCGCCCGCTCGGCCAGCGCCTCTTGGACAAGCTGTAGATACTTGTTGCTCATGATGGGTTGCCTCACCAAAGCGCCACTAGCAACGTGGCGGTAGTTCCCGTCTTGTAGACCTTGGCCGGGTGCACGTCCAAGAATCCAACCGGCACGGTGTTAAACGTGACACCGCTTTCGCCTCCGGTCGTGTCAATCTTGACGTTGCCGGTCCCGCCGACGTACAGGCGCCGCAC